TCTCGACGTCGGCGATCTGTGGGGCGCTCAACGTGATCGCCGGCCGCGGCTCGACGCTCCCGCTCCAACGCTGGCGCGGGCCCGACGAGCTCGACGCCGGCGCTTTGCTCGCGCATCCCGAGGCCGACTCCAATATCCCGCTCACCGTGACGATCTGGCACACGCTCGTCGATATGTGTCTCGCCGGCGCCGGCTATTGGCGCGTGCTCGTGCGCGATTTCGCCGGGTTCCCGCTCGTGATCCGCCGGCTCGGGCCGACACAATGCATGCCGCGCACCGAGTATGTCCCCGGGATCGGGCTCGTCGTGATCTCGTGGATTGTCGACGGGATCGAGTTCGCCGAGCGCGAGGTCATCGCGTTCTCGGGCCCGAATCCGCGGGGCTGGCTCGTCGACGGGGCCCGGGCGATCCGCACGGCGATGGCGCTAGAGCGCGCGTCGAAGCACTACGCGGAAGAACCGTTGCCGACGCTCATCCTGAAAAACACGAGCGGCGCCGATCTGCCAGATGCGAAAGTCACCGAGATCCTCAACGCGTGGAAGGCGTCACGCGCAAAGCGGACAACGGCCTACGTCAACAGCGCGCTCGACGTCGATCACGTTGGATTCTCCGCCGTCGATCTGCAACTCACCGAGGGGCGTCAACAGGCCGTGCTAGAGATCGCGCGCGTGACCGGCGTCCCACACGGGCTACTCGCCGCATCGCCGCAAGGGGCGACGCTCACCTATCGCAACATCGAGGGCGAGAATCAACAAGCCTTGCAAGCGATGGCGCCGTATCTCGTGGCGATCGAGCAAAGGCTCTCCGCCGATGACGTCGTGCCACACGGCCAGAATGTGCGATTCGATCTCACCGAGCTCATGCGGCCGGCGACGAGCGATCTCGTCAACATGATTCAAGTGCTCTATCCGATGGACCTACTCACGACCGACGAGGCGCGCTCGCTCCTGGGATTCACGGCATCGCCGCCCGAGCTCCCGCCACAAGCGACACCGACACCGGGCGAGCCGGGCGAGCTCCCCGCTCCCGCGCCCGTACCGAGTCGATCGGGGCCCGTACCGTGAGAGCCTCACCGAATCAATTGCGGCTCGGCGAGGGCGACGGCGGGCCGGCGATCGGCTCGATATGGGCCGCCGCGCCTCTCGCCGGCGTCGACGAGGGCCGGCGCGTGATCTCGGGGCTCGTGGTCCCGTGGGATTCGCCGGCCCGCGTGAACGGGGCGGAGTTTCCGCTCCGATTCGTGCGGGGCTCGATCCTCGTCGATGGCGGGGCGCGATTGCTCGGGTTTCACGATCGAGCTCGGCCGCTCGGGGCGCCGACAGAATGGAAAGACACGCCGGCCGGGCTGCGCGCCTCATTCAAGATCGCGCGCACCCGCGCCGGCGACGAGGCGCTCTCGATGGCGGCCGATGGAATTCTCGACGGGCTCTCGATCGGGGCCGAGCTCGTCACCGTGAGCGAGCACGCCGGCGAGATCGTCGTCGCCGCCGCGCTCGCTCGTGAGGTATCTCTCGTCACTCTCCCGGCGTGGGCGTCCGCGCGCGTCGGCGCATAAGCGAAAGGCAGGGCACGCATCATGGGACAGATCACCGCCGAGATCACGGCCGAGGCATACCGGCCCGAGCGAGTCGACGCGAACGGGGCGCCCGAGCGCATCGAGGGCGACGCTCCGCCCGGGGCACCGCCGGCGACCGTTCCGCCCGAGCCTCCCCCGGCGCCGGCGCCCGAGCCTCCCCCCCCGGCGCCACCGGCTCCCCCGGCCGTGGGTGCTGCACCCGCCGCGCCGGCACCGCCGGCCGAGGCACCCGCGGCCGCGGGGCTCACGACGGCCGAGATCCTCGCCGCGCTCGGCGAGTCGGTACGGCGTGGCGCGAGCGGCGCGGCCTACGTCGTGCGCGAGCCGTCGCCGTACATCGAGGGCGGGCGCGTGTCGGACCATCATGGATTCTTTGCCGATATCTACAACAACGCGACGCGAGGCGACGGCGAGGCCGGCCGCCGCGCCGTGGCATTTCAGAGCCAACTACGCGACTACATCGCGGCGGCGGCGAACGACTCGGCGAGCGGCGCCGACATCATCCCGCCGGCGTGGGGCGGCGCGTGGTATGTCGATCAGATCGCGCAGATGCGCCCGGGCGTGACCGCGTTCTCGTCGGCGACGATCACCGACAATCGGCCGTTCCCGGTTCCGCGTTTCAAGGACACGACACCGAGCTCGCTCGTCGGCGATCACGTTGAGGGGCAACCCGACGCGCCCGGCGTCGTGAATTTCGATCAAGTCATGGTCACGCCGAAGGCAAAGAGCGGGCGCGCCGAGGTATCGCGCGAGCTACTCGACGCATCGCCGGCGCTCGCCGATCGTGTGATCTCCGCGGCGCTCCAAGAGTCCTACTCACAGAGCACAGAATCGACGATGGCGGGCGTGCTCGCGGCCGGGGCGACGGCGGGCCCGGCCGGCGGGGCGACGGCGGTCGCGGCCGAGCAGGCGATCCGCGCCGCGCTCGGCACTCTCCCGGGCACGCGCTTCGCGCCCGGGCGCGTGATCCTGCCGAGCTCGCATGTGTGGGCGGCGCTCGTCGGCGCCGATGGTCCGGACGGCCGGCCGCTCTTTCCGTACTTGCTCAATGGGCCGACGAACGCGGCCGGCACGACGGCGGCGGCGTACGCGACGGGCTCAATCGCCGGCGTCGAGACTCGGCCGGCGTGGGCGCTCGATCCCGGCCAGATCATCATCGGCGCCGGCCCGGCCGATGCCATGTCATTTGAGAGCTCGCTCCTAGAGTTTCGATTCGCCGAGAAGTCGGGGCCCGAGCTCGTCGAGTTCAATGTCTGGGGGTATTTCGCCGCGGCCGTGCTGCAAGCCCGCGGCGTGATCCTCATCACATCGACTGTCGCCGCGGGCGACGTCGGCGCAATGGGCGCGCCGGCCGAGGCCGAGAGCGGCGGCGGCCGCCGGTCGAGCTCGGGCAAGTAAGGGCGGGGCCCGTTCAATGGCAACGGGGCCCGTTGAGGTCGCCGAGGTGCGCGCGCGATTGGGCGGCGCACCATCGGCGACCGACGAGCAACTACAAGAGGCGCTCGACGTCGCGAGCGCGCATATCGTCGAGCTCTTGTCTCCCGAGTGGCGCGATCCGCTCGGCGGCGATCCCGACGCCGATCCGCCCGGCTCGGGCGTGCCCTGGCCCGCTGATTTGCATGACGGCGTGCTACTCGGCGCCGTGCTCACCTATCGCAACGCGGAGAGCCCGACGCCGGCGGCCGCCGTCGAGTCGGGCGCGCCGATCGTCCCGCCGATCGCGTGGGATCGCTGGACGCGTCACCGGCTCGGGGCGTATGTCGCCGGCGGGGTGTGGGCACAGTGAGCACGCTCGGCGATGCGCGGGCGAAACTCGTCGAGGCGATCACGGGCGCCGAGTTCACCGAGGCGCCATCGCTCGATGCCATCAAGGCTCTGCCGGCGCTCGTCGTCGGCCCATCGACGGCATGGCTCGATGGCTCGACCGATAGCGGGCCCGGCCGAAACGTGCGCTATGCGATCGAGGCGCGCGTGATCGTGAACGCGCAAGAGCCGATCGGCGCGCTCGTCGACCTAGAGAATCTCGTCGAGCTCGTGCTAGAGCGGCTCCCGGGCGAGTGGCGATTCGATCGAGCCGAGCAACCTACACGCGAGAGCGCCCGGGGCGGCGAGCTCACCGCGCTCGCCTCGGTGCTCGTCGTGTCGACCCGTTACTCGATCACCTAGAAGAAAGGATCACAACATGGCGAGCGCAATTATCATCATGCCGGCGCAATTCAAAGTCGAGGTCGGCGCGATCTCGGTCGAGTGTCAAGTGAGCGAGGCCACGGTCAAGTTCGACACGACGACGAGCACGATCAAGACACTTTGCGAGGAAACGGATCTCGCGACGAGCGAGAAGGCGACGCTCACGCTCGCGGGATATCAAGATTTCACCGAGGCCGAGGGGCTCTGCAATTTCCTGTGGGACAACGCGCTAAAGGCGGCGGCGTTCACGATCACGGGCACCGATGCGGCCGGCAATGAGGCCGCGCTCGTCGGCTCGATGCAATGCCGGCGGCCGCCGTTCGGCCCACAGGCCGACGACGCCGCGAAGTTCTCGATTGACATTCCGGTGATCGGCATCCCTGATCTCACCGTCACGCCGGCGGGCCCGTAGCGGCTCGTCGTGGTCACGGTCAAAGTAATCGGCGGGCCCGCGCTGCACCGCTCTTTGCAAGGGCTCACCGGCAATCTGCGCGATCTCTCATCGGTCAACGCGGAAGTGGCGCGGGATCTCGTGGCGGCCGTGAGCTCGCGGGCGCCGCGCGACACGGGCCGGCTCGCCGGCTCATTCCATGCGAGCGGCTCGCGCGAGAAGGCCGAGGCGAGCTCGTCGCTCGTCTACGCGCCGGTACAGAACTACGGCTCACCGGGGCACAACATCGAGGGCCGGCACTTTGCCGAGGCGGCGCTCACGAGCTCGACGGGGGCGGCCGAGGCGAAGTATCGCAAGGGGATCGGGCAACTATGCAGAAAGGCCGAGGCATGAGCACGAGCAACGGGCCGGCCGCCGAGCTCCCGCCGGCGCTCGCCGGGATCTCGATCGACGCGCTAGAAGATATGGAGCGGCGCACCGGGCGCCCGTTCGGCAAGATGATCGACGAGCTCGCCTCGGGCGAGTGGTCGATCGAGACAATGCGCGAGCTCGTGAACCTCGTCGCACCCGAGCGCGAGCTCGTGAGTCTCGGCGATCTGATCGAGGCGGCGCAAGAGCTCATCCCAAAAGGACAGAGCCCGGGGCGACCGTGATCGAGATCCGCGTTCGGCTCGCTCGCTTGTGGGGGTGCTCCCCCGTCGCGTTGCGCGAGCTCACGCTCGGCGAGCTCGTGGCGATGGGCGCGGTACTCGACGCCGAGAGGCGGGCGCGCTAGATGGCCGGGGCGACGAGCCTCACCATTCAAGTGCTCGCCGACGTCGCGAAGGCCGTCGAGGGCATCAACTCGGTCGACAAAAAGACGAGCTCGCTCGGGCAGACAATGAAGGCGGCCGGCGGCGCCATCGCTGGCGCGTTCTCGGCGGAGAAGATCATCTCCTTTGCACAGAGCGCGCTCGCCGCCGGCATGGATGCGAAACGCGCAATGAAAAACGTCACCGTTGTATTCGGCGAGGCGAGCGCCGGCGTCAAGGCGTGGGGCGAAACGGCGGCGGGCGCGTTCGGCATGACGACGGCCGAGGCCGAGAAGGCGGCCGCAAAGGTCGGGATCGCGTTAGAGGGCTACGGCATGAGTCAGGCGACGGCCGCGGCCGCGAGCGAAAAACTCGTGCAACGCTCGGCCGAGATGGCAAAGGTGCTCGGCGTCGATCAAGCCGAAGTGCTCGCGAAGGTCGAGAGCGCGATGAGGGGGCGCACGGCCGGGCTCAAAGATTACGGCGTGCAAGTCGCGAAGGGCTCTGACGCGACGGCCGTGCTCAATGGGTTTCTCGATCAGACGGCACAGTACGCGGGGCAAGCCGATACGCCGATGGGAGAATTCAAAGCGACGACGGCCGATCTCACGGCGGAGATCGGCATGGCTTTGATCCCCGTGCTCAATGCCGTTCTCCCGCTCTTTCAGTGGCTCGCGAACTGGGCAACGCAGCACAAGGCGACGTTTACGGCGATCGTGATCGTGGTCGGCGCGCTCGCGCTCGCGTTCTCGATTGCGGCGGCGGCGGCGGGCGCGTTCGCTCTCGCCTCGCTCGGGGCGCTCTGGCCCATCCTCGCTGTCGTCGCCGGCATCGTGGCACTCGTCGCGATCGTGATCGTGGTTATCAAGTATTGGGGCGATCTCGTCGGGTGGTTTCACACGGCGGCGAGTGCGGTCGATGGATTCGTCGAGCGATTTCAAATTCTCTTGCTCATATTCGGGGGCCCGCTCGGCGTCGCGTTAGTGGCACTAGAGCACTTTCACTCGATATGGGACGCCATCAAAGGCGCCGTCGATGCGGTTGCGTCCGCGATCGAGAAGGTGGTCGGACTCGCCGAGAAGGTCGGCGGCGTGCTCTCAAAGATTCCCGGCATCGGCGGGCATGCGATCGGCGGGCCGGCGCCGGCGCCCGGCGTCGCGGGCTACGGCGTGGGGGCGATGGCGGCGCCCGTCACGTTTGCGCCACAGATCACGATCACCGGCGACGTCGGCGATCCGATGCTCGCGGGCCGGCGCATCGTCGCCGCGCTAGAGGCATGGACGGCGGCGAACGGCCGGCGCCGAGTCGCCGCGCTCGTGGCACCGTGACACGGCCGGCCGCCCTGGCGGCGTCGTGGTGGTCCGAGTATGCCGAGATCGTCGTCGAGCTCGGCGAGGTCGGCTCGTGGACACCGAGCGGGCCGGCGTGGGGCGTGGGCGCGTGGGGCGTCGACGAGTGGGGCTCGGGCTATCTCTCGGCATCGTTCTCCGACGTCACCGCGAGCGTGATCAGTTTCGACACCGACACCGGGCGAAACGGCGTGAGCGATCCCGGCGAGATCGGCACGGCGAGCGTCACGCTCTACGATCCGACCGGCGAGCTCGGGCTCGCCGGCGACAAAGAGCGAGTCGGCAATCTGTTACGCGCAAAGGTCAAGCCGGCGGGCGGCGACGAGTGGCGCGGCATCTTCTACGGCAAGGTCACCGACGCGCAGGCCGACGAGTCGCTCTCGGCGCCGACGATCGCGCTGCGCGCCGTCGATATGTTGGGCTCGGTGCTCGCGAGCGATGACACCGAGGCGCTACCCGCGCAGAGCGTATGGGAGCGGCTCGATGCATTGCTCGATCGGGCGGGGTTTCCTGAAACGATGCGGGCGCTCGATCCCGATCCGACTCGGCTCCTGGCGGTCGACAAGCCCGGGCACCGACTCGACGCGGCGCGGGGCGCCGTATCGAGCGCGATCGGCGGCACCCTGTTCGCCGTGGGCGATGGCTCGATCCGCTACGAGCACGGCGCGACCAACATCGAGCCGGGCACCGCGCCCGATTATGAGATCGGCACCGTCGAGGGCGCCGTCTGCCCGAGCGCGCTCGCGCTCGGCGAGGCGAGCGATCGGATTCTCAATTTCTACGATTGGACGACACAGAACCGCGACGCGCCCGAGAGCTCGACGATCTCCGAGCCCGGCTCGATGCACCGCTACGGGCGACAGGCGAGCGTGCGCACCGATCTCCTGAACGCGACGGCGCCCGAGCTCGATGCGCTCGTGAGATCCGAGCTCTCCCGTACCGCGTGGGCGGCCGAGGCGGTCGAGGCGTGCGAGATCACCGTCGCCGACGAGGCGAGTGCCGAGCTCGTGCTCGCACAGATCGGCGAGCTCGCGGAGTTCACGTTCACCGGCGCGGACCCGTGGCAAGCCTTACAAGTGATCGGGCGCTATGCGCATCATGTGAGCGCGGACTCGTGGACGATCGAGCTCGGCGCCTATCCCCCGGTCGTCGGCGCTCTGTGGGGCGTGGGGCGCTGGGGCGTATCCGCGTGGGCGAGTTGACGAGATAGGAGAATCGAGAGCGATGGCGACGAATCCCGAGCGGCCGCAATATCAAGACATCATTGACGAGGCGTGGGGCGATCAGGTCGCCGATCATGTGATCCGGCGCTATCGCGACGCGGCCGAGCGCGACGCGGATCTCGCCGGATTCTCGCCGGCCGATCTCGCCGGGCAAGTGATCGCGATCGCGCCCGGCGGCGCGTTGCCCTATCTGCAAGCGCACGACGGCGCCGGGTGGGCGAACCTGCCCACGGCGCAAGCCGGTTACGCGTCGGTGCAACTCGACGGTTTCGGCTGGGGCAGGATCATCTTCCCGAAACCGTTTCAGGTGATCCCGGTTGTACAGCTCACCTGGCAATCGACGTCGACGTCGGTCTACTTGCTCGGCGTGGCGAGCCCAAAGACAACAGAATTTCAATTCCTTTGCACCGCTCCCGGCGGGGGTGCGGCGGTCAATGGCGTCGCGAAGATCGCGTGGTTGGCGCTCGCGCCGGGCATCGGCGTCGCGGGGCTCAAAGGGGCCGACGAGGGCGACCCGCTCGGCGGGCCGGCGGACTCGTGACGAGCGACGACGAGCGGCTCTCATGGGCGCGGTGGCCCGCGCCCGAGCCCGAGCCCGACGTCGAGCCGGCCGAACCGTGGGCGCGCGTCGCCGACGATCACGAGCACGAGCGCGCTCGGCACGCTCGACGAGATCGCGATGACACTTAATCGCGATCCGATCCCGTCGCCGAACTACTCGTCACGCGGGGGGGCCCGGGTTCGCCTCGTCGTGCTGCACACGGCCGAGGGCGCCCGTACATATCGAGAGCTCGGCAATTTCTTCGCGAGCACGAGCTCGGGCGTGAGCTCGCACGTTGGCATCGACGACACGGCCGGCACCGTGGGCGAGTACGTTCCGCCCGGCTACAAGGCATGGACACAAGGCGACGCGAACCCGGTCGCCGTCGCCGCCGAGCTCTGCGCGTTCGCCGAGTGGTCGCCGGCCGAGTGGGATCGACATTCGGCCATGTTGCTCAATGCGGCGCAATGGGTCGCCGAGGAGTGCGCCCGATTCTCGATCCCGATTCGCGCGCTCACGGCGGCCGAGGCGCAGGGCGGCGCGGCCGGCGTGTGCCAGCACAACGATCTAGGGGCATGGGGCGGCTCGCACTGGGATTGCGGGCCCGGGTTCCCGATGGGCGACGTTCTCGCCGTAGCGGCGGGGGGCGCCGGGCCGAGCGCGCCGGCGACGAGTGAGCGAAAGGGGCACAACATGATCGCGAGCACGAGCACGGGCGAGGGCTACTGGACCGTGAGCTCTGACGGCGCGGTTGGCGCGTTCGGTGACGCGGAGTATCGCGGCGGCGGCTTTGATCCTGACGTGATCACGGGCGAAGTGATCGGGATCGCCGGGCGGGGCACCGATGGTTACTGGCTCTTTGCGAGCGATGGCGGCGTGCTCGCGTTCGGCTCGGCCGAGTTCTACGGGCGACCCGATCGCGCCTGAGCTCGTGCTTACGTCGGCCGAGTGGCTCGCGCTCGGGATCGGGCTCGGCACGCTCGCCGGCGCGGTGAGCGCGCTCATGTGGAGAGTGTTCGGGCGCGGGCCGCGCGATCGCGATTAGCTCCGCACAGGATCGCCCGAGAGGCGACGAAACCTAGGGCCCGGGCCCTAGTGCCAGAGATCGACCAGGGCAGACGCGACGAGGCGCCCGGGGGGTTGAAACCCGGGCGCCTCGTGCGCAACGTTGCCTACCCTCTCGGGGGGGCGAGCTCTCCCGCTCTCCCGCATTGTCAGACACAAGCGAGCGAGAGGCTCACCGGCGCAGAGTCTTACCTACAGCATCGGCGGCCGCGCGCTTTGCGTCGTCGAGGGCGTGGGCGTAGGTGGAGAGCAGCACGGCGGGATCGTGCCCTAGGTGCTCGGCCATCGCAACGACGTCGACGCCGGCGGCGATCCCTTGCGTCGCGAAGTAGTGGCGAAGGCCGTGGGGGTGGCACACGGCGACGGGCAAGCCGGCGAGCTCGGCGAGCTCACGGGCCCGGCGCGTGACGTAATCGGGCCGGAAGGGTACGGCGCCGTCCGGCCAATCATCGGGGCCGAAGATGAACCCGGCCCGGTCGAGCTCGACGCCGGCGAGAAGGCAGAGCGCCTCACGCCGGGCGCGGTGTCCCATGAGCTCGGCCATCGCCTCGGCGCCGAGGGCGATCGTGCGGGCCTTGTGGCTCTTTGTCGGACCCTCGGCGTAGCGGGATCCCCTAGGGCTCGTGAGGGCCCGAGAGATCCGCATCGTCGAGCTCGACTCGTCGACGTCGGACCACCGGAGCGCGCAGAGCTCGCCGCGGCGGGCGCCCGTGAGGGCGCCGAGGCGCAAGAGGGCGCCGAGCGTCGGGTGAGCGAGCTCGACGGCGCCGAGATAGGCGGCGACCTGAGCCGGCTCGGGGGCGGCACCGTTCGGCGTGTCGGGG